GGGCACGGCGGCGGGGCCGCCCTTGGCCAGGGGAAAGAGCGTATCAATGACGCGCTGTCCCGTAGCCAGCGGCGTTTCCGGCGGCAGGGCATGCAGCAGTGCTTTGAAGCGCCACCAGGGCACCTTGTCGGCGGTCAGGTCGATGCATTCCATGCCGGGGTGTGAGTCGGTGTAATGCTTCGGGCTGTTGACGGGGTCGTTGATCCAGCTCATTGCCTGTCTCCTTGGGTGCCGGTTCGGATGATGTCGAGGTAGGTGGCGTAGTCGTTGATGTCCCGACGGATGCAGTCCTGGACTCGGTGGGTGCCTGCGTGGTTCTGGTAGGGGTCGCGGCCGATGGCTTGGTCGGCGATGCGCAGGGTGGTGAGGTCGAGTTTTCGGTGGTGGAGTCCTTGGGTGATGGGGTGGTTGAGGTGGCGGCTGAGGTGGACGTCGAGTTGGCGTAGGTCGAAGTCCACGTTGGTTCCTGCGGGGTGGAGTGTGTATTGGCTGAGTTGGTCGTTGAGGAATTCGTGGATGTTCCATGCGGTGTGCTGGTAGTCGTGGGTGTCCTTGGGCGCTTCGGCGCTGGCGAGCATGAGTCCGTTGGCGAGGTGCATTTCGTAGGCTTTCAGGAGTTCGGGGTGGTTGGCCCAGTTGCGTATGTTGTCGGGGTGGACGATCAGGTGGAGGCTGTCGTGGGGGTGTTTGCCGTTGATGGTGGTGACTTGCATGCCGACTTCCAGGAGTTCGCACTGATTGGGGTCGAGGCCGGTGGTTTCGGTGTCGATCCATAGGAGCATGTGTGGTTTGGCTGGCGGTTTTGGCGGGTTGAGGGGTTTGCCGCTGACGGTGATGTCGTGTTGGGTGTTCATTCGTTGCCTTTCTTGATGTTGATGTGGGTGGGGAGGTTTTCGGGTGGCGGGCAGGGGCGGCGTGTGCCGTCCGCGTTGAGCTGCTGCCAGCCGCCGGTGCGGTAGTAGACGGGGATGGTGGCGGGGTCTTTGCCCGTGTGGACGAGGTAGCCGAGCCGGTAGGCGCGCTCGGGGTGGGCGTGCACCCATCCGTGGCATCCGGTGGTGCCGCTGCCGCAGAGGGCGAGCAGGTTGCCGGCCTCGTGCAGGCGTTCGTAGCCGCTGCCGTGGCTGCGCATCCTGCGGTGGTGGATGCTGTACCCGCTCCACTCGGTGTCGATGCTGCGGCCGCAGATGGCGCATTTGAAACCGTCGCGGCGGAGGACTTGCCGGCGGGTTTCGGTGGTGGGTTTTCGTTTCATGGTTTTCCTTTCCGGTTGAGTTCCGTGACGACTCGTTCGGCGGCTTCGGTGGGGTCGATGCCGGTTTTGACGGCGGCCCAGAAGCTGCCGACGATCGAGCCTTCGAAGCTGCCTTCTGGCACTTGGCTGAGGATGTGCTCTTGCAGCCATTGCTCGTCGCAGATGCCCCACGTGTACCGGGGTTTGGCCGGTTTGGGCAGATGGTCGAGATATGCGCCGTTGGTGAGCCATCGGCTCATGTTGGGCGCGTACTGGGGTCGGTCGCAGGTTTTGGCGTAGGCGATGACGGCTCCGATGAGCTGCGCTTCCGTCACGGCGGACGTGCCGTCGTGCCCGGCCACGGCTGCGGCCCACGCTTTCTCGGCTTCCCGTCGCGATCCGGTGTGGCGTGGGTAGGCGTTCCACGCCGTGGCGAACGGGTCGGCCAACGCCCTGGCCTCGGCCTCGGCGACCGACGCGGTTTGCTTCGATCCCGGCCCGGAGGGGTCAGGGGAGGAAGAAGGCATGGTTTTGGTTTGGTTAGGTACGGTAGTGCTTCCTGTTTGCTTTGTTGAAGTTGAAGCAGTCTGCTTCGCGTCTGCTTCGTTTTGCTTCCTGTTTGCTTCGGCTTTCGCCCTGCGGGACTCGCCCGACGCCTTGCCTCCGGCGTGGCCGGCGACGACCTTCTTCTCGTGCAGTTCGGCGGCTTCTTCGGGCGTAAGCGGTTTCTTCTGGTTCTTGAAGCTGCCGAACACGGCGAGGCCGCGACGGGTCACGACCCTGTACACGCCTTCGCCGGCCTCCTCGAAGAGCCCGTTTTCAACGAGTTCGCGCACGAGTCTGACGGTGCCGCCCACGCTTCTGACGCGCTTGAGGTCGAAGGTGCCGTCGAACGAGTCCGGCCGCGTGTATATCTGGGGGTCGCACCACGTCACCATCGTCGCGTACAGTCCGCGCGCGGCCATGCTGCTGTCCTGCACCGCAGGATCGAAACCGAAGGTGCTGTCGAAGTTCACAGACATGGCGCGCCGCCTTCACGACATGCGATAATCGACTTATGAGCAACGACAAGAAGACCCAGCGCTGCATGTGTGTGACGATTGATTTCGAGCAGCTTACGTTCGGTGAGCTGCGCAAGTTCGTCGAACTGACGGCAGATCGTGAGGACGATGAATTTGTGTGCGTCAACGACAATGACGGAGTGCCGGACGGCTTTATGGCGTATGTGGACGCAGAAACCATAGACGTCGTGCCAACCGATGAGACGTCGGAGCGCTGATATCGACCACATCTTTTCCTGAGCCACCCCGTCGCGGGTGGCTTTTTTGTTTGCCTGCTGCATATAAGCCTCTCTCAATGTGTGGTTACTTGATCTCGCCGGTGGTCGGATCGACGGCCTCTCCTCTGTCGGTCTCGTCAGCATCGTCGTCGGGATCGGGATAGTCGGGCGCGCTTTCCTCGAACGTGGCGAGGCTGTCGTGGAGGTTGTCGTACAGGACCGCGCGGCGTGCGTCCTTCGGATAGGTGAGCAGCCGGTTGATGACCTCGGCGCAGTCGATGATGTGCTGCGCGAGCGCGTCCGTGTCGTACACGGCCTCGGTGTACGGGTCGATCTGGTGGAACTTGTCGAGGTAGGCGTCTTTGGTTTCGAGCTGCATCTTGTGGTTGACCGCGCGGCGGAAGTCCACGGCCGCCTGCTTGATCTTCGCGCACGAGCTGTTGAAGTCCAGCAGGCTCAGCGGGCTCATTTCGTCGGGTATGAGCGCGTCCTGGACAAGTCCAGAGTCATTTTTCTTTGCCATGAGGGTGTCCTTTCTAGAATTCCGGGTCGCCGGTGTCGGTGGTGGACGTGTCCGTTGTGTAGCCGCTGCCGCCGTTGGCCCACGGGTCGGACGCCGGCGGCTGAGACGGCGCGGCGGCTGGCCGTGGGCCAACGGGCGGGTTGCCCGCGGGGTTGCCGTAGGTGCTGCCGCCCTGACAGCCGTCGTGGCCGCCCTGTTTCGTGACCTGCGCGGTCGCGTAGCGCAGGCTGGGGCCGATCTCGTCCACGGTCATTTCGACCACGGTGCGGTTGGTGCCGTCCTGCGCCTGATACGAGCGTTGGGAGAGCCGGCCGGTGGCGATGACGCGCATGCCCTTGGATAGCGACTGGGCGCAATGCCCGGCGAGGTCGCGCCAGGCGGAGCAGCGCATGAACAATGACTGGCCGTCCTCGTACTGGTTGGCCTGCCGGTTCCAGACGCGCGGCGTGGAGGCGATGGTGAAGCCGCACACCTGCGTGCCGGTGCCGGTGGTGCGCAGCTCGGGGTCTGCGGTCAGGTTGCCGACGATCGTGAGGATGGTTTCGCCGGCCACTAGTCCTCGTCCTCCATGTCCTCGATCCAGTCGCCGACGAACGTGGCGAGGACGTGCGCGTCCTTGGCTGCGCTGCTCGCGATGCCCCATGCCACGTCTTCGCGACGGTTGTGGCAGTGCAGGGCGAGGGCGGAGAGCGCCGCATAGGCCATGTCGGCCACGTCGCGCATGTGCTCCAGCTCGTCAAGCTCGCCGGCGTCATCCGGGCCGTCGTCCTCTTCCTCGTCGTCTTCGTCGTCGATGACGGTGCCGAGCGGCTTCCGGTCGCTGGAGGCGAACATGTCGGCGAGCGTCTTGCCATTGGGCAGCACAGGTTCGAAGGATATGTAGGCCTTGGCTTTCTCGCTCAATGCGAGGCCGGCTTGGTCGAGCGCCGTGACGAACAGTTTTGCCAGCTCACCGCCGGAGACGGACACGTCGCCCTCGATGAGGCCGTAGAACTTCTCGGCGAGTTTTTCGGCCATTTCCTCGTTGGATGTCATGATGTTCCTTTCCTGATGTCCCGTTTCCATGCCCATTCGCATTCCGCGCCGATGGTCGCCGCGCCTCGGTCGATGACGAACGCGGCGGGCGACGGCATGAGGATGAGGCGCGGGGAGTCGAGCCGTGAATTGCATTCG